CTAGACGGAAGCTTAATTAGTCTGCCGTCCAAAGCTTTAAAGTACCCTTTTTCTGCGTCTTCGTCAAGTCTTTTCATTAAGTCGTCAAGACCTGGAAGATACTGAGGAAATTTCTCTTTAACTGTCTTCCCACACCTAGGAACACCTAAGACTGTCGAGACTTTGTCGTTTCCTGCACCTAGCAGATAAGAGTAAATAAATCTCTTTGACCTGTCTCTAGGTATGTGCTCTTGAACAATCTCAGCTAGTAAGTCAGCGTGATACTGGTGAGGATCACCGCTCACAACCTTCTCAGAATACTCAGGGTTGTTGACGTAGTGGGCTAAAGCTCTTAGCTGAATTCCTTTTGCGTCTACACCTAAAAGAATTCTTCCTTCTTCAGTTGTCCAACAGTCTCTGCACTCAAATCCGTAAGCGCCTTCAACTCCGTAAAGGACTTGGTCGTCATCGTCATGTTTGATGCCCGGAATGTTCGCCATGTTCGGGTTGTAGTGGGACATGCGATGAGTCCAAGTGCCTAAAGAGTTAACCTGTCCGTGAATTCTGTCGTTTGAGTCTACTAGGTCAATCCAAGTTTCCACTAGGGTTTTCCTTGAAGCGACCATCTTCCACCGAGCAAGATTCTTGGCACTTTCTGGAGCAGTTTCGTGGATAGTTTCTAAGTTTCTTTCTGAAACTTTCCAAGACTTCTTAGAGATTTCTTCAAACTCTTCCTCTGTAATCTTCTTAGATTTACGTTTTTCTAAAGCTTTTTTGTATCCGTCTGTTCTTTCAACAGGAGACCATCCAGCTTTATTTAAACGTTCAACAATCTGAGAAGGAGAGCCTAAGTTAAACTCTTCAAACTCAACCATTGAAAAAGGGCCTTCTACTTCTTCGAGATTGAAGTTTTTTAAACCGACTTTGGACATACGTCCGTCTTTGGTAAATTTTGGTGTTACTTCTCGAATTAGTTTAGGCTTAGGTTTGAAGTCCTTAAGGATTTGCTCACGTAAAAAAGTCTCTTGATCGTTCAACTCTGCGAGAAGAGTAGTTGCTTTTCGCATGTCTAGCTTAAAGCCGTATCTCTCTTGGCCTGCTAGTAGTTGAGCAATCTTGTGTTCCATTCGGATTGACCCTGGAGAGAAAGAAGAAAGAGCCTTCTTTAGTCTTTTCCAGACATCGTGAGTGATGTTTACGTCTTGTAGACATCTCTCTAACATGTCGTCTGAAAACTGAGACCAATCTTCGTGTTCCCTTTTGGGTTTACCAAGAATACGCCCCCAGTTTTCAATAGAGTGTCCACCAAGACGTTGAGGCTTGGCTAGACGTGACATTACTAGTGTGTCTTCAACTTGTTGAATAGGAACTACTAGTCCGTACAGTCTTTCAAAAGAAGGAAAGTCCCAGTCAATTACGTTGTGGCCAATCCAAAGAGTTACTTTAGAAGCAAACTTGAGGAAATTCTCAGGGAAATCTTCAGGACGAAACGTGTGTATTTCGTCAGTGTCTACATCTTTGCAGACAGCACACCAAATGCGTGTTGGAAATAGGTCATCACCTTCTGCATCCATAATTACACGCATTACTTACCTTAGACTCCTAACTTCTTTTCAGTAGCGTTCATTTCTTTGTGTCTCCCTTTTTAAGTTATAACTACAACAACGGCAATCACTAAGATTACCAACATAATTCTTCCAGCTAATGTACTCATACTATTCTTCGCCATCAAAATCTTCCTCTTGTCCCTTCTTTCTTTCGTAGAATTCTTCGGGATCAATTTCGGACAGTCTTCCTGTTTCTTTGTCAAAGAACAAGAAACCAGCAGGTCCTGTCTCTCCTGTAAACCTGTTAAACTGGATAAGTAGCTGAACAGTTGATCTTACGAGAGGATCGCTGTGCACCTTATCTCTGTCCATTTCCACAACCAAGTTAGCTAACTTTTCAATAGAGCTAGTGCCGTGGATTTTGCCTTCACGATTTTCGTGAGCAACAATAACAATACAAAGCCCTGTCTCCATTGTGAGCTTCTTAAGCTCCAACGCTGCGTAGTCAAGTGACGCTCTCTCGTCTCCCCTGTGGTCTGCAGCTAGCATGGAAATGTGGTCTAGAATTACAATTTGACAGCCGTAAGCTTTGTTCATCCAACGAATACGCTTGATAATCGTGTCTACGTTGTTACAACCAAAGGCGTCAAAGTACACTAGTCTGTCATCTGCTAAGACCTTGTCAAACGCGTCGTTCCACTCCTCTTCAGAAACTTCTGTGTCTGGAAGATGAATACGTTTGTTTAGGTAGAGGGACATTAAGCCTTCTGCTGAAATCTCAGGGGTCTCTTCAATAAAAAGACCACCAATTTTAACCTCAGGATTTTCTGTAAGAAGATTGTAGGTTAGTTCACGCATTACCTGCGTGTTGTGCACAACAGTGCAATCTTCCAAAAGAAACCTGTGATTTCCGCTTAGCACAAATCCAAAGTATTCTCCTTTACCAAGTTCTTCTACGTCAAACGTAAAATTTCTAGAATCTCTATAAGCCAGCTTTCTTTGAATTTTTCTTTCTACTCTGCACGGTATTTTATGAAGCTGACCGTATATGCAGACTCTGTAATACACACCTTCTTTTTTTGCACCTTTGTACCAGCAACTCTTTTTCACTTTTTTCAGAGAAGAATAAAAGCCCAGTGTCCTAGCTATCCACCAAACAGATTTTGCGAGTTCGTAATTCTTTTGGGTAATCTCGTAAGATTTGTCTTTGTGAAGATACCCGTCTGAATCAAGAAGACCTGCTAAAAGCGTTAATCTGTCCTTTTCAGAAGACTTAGAATATCTGTCTGGTATGTGTTTGTTGTTTAAAACGTTTAGAGAATCTAGATAGTCAAAATAAGGATTGTAGTTCTTACCTTCTTTTACGATAGCGTATCTGTTTTTACCGTATTTGGCTAGAGACAGAGAGTGTTTTTCTGTGAAGTCCTCCAAATAGTCAACTATTTCCTGATCTTCTGTAGTTATAACAGGGTTACCTGAATCTCCATCTCCAAGCCAAAGACCAAAAATATAGGGATCGTGAATATCTGAGTTGTCGTAGACTGTTTTAAAAGAACAACTTCTCCGGTATCCTACATTCCTTTTCTTAAAATTGTCACTTTTTGCTAAGTACTCTTCCAGAGAAATGTCTGTGTATTCTTTTTCCCCATCAAGCTTATTTGACACAAGGCTGAGAATGTGGCTCTTGTTAACAACAAAAGAGTCTCCCTTTTTAGGAGTAATTTTGTACAGTGTATCTACTCCAGTTGTAACACCTTCTACTAAGCGGGGAGTAGAGTCGTCCCCCATTACAAGATCGCCGTTTTTAACGTCTTCAACATTCTTAACAGAACCGTCAAACATCAAAACGCGTGTCCCTTTTCCAAAACATTTACCAACTTTGGGGGGAGCAGTGAATACCACCAATTCCCCTTCGCGAAGACCAAAGGTCATTTGATTAAGTTGCGACCAAGGATACGCAAAACTTTTTGTAGCTGTTTTCTCTCTAATTTTCTCTTTGAGAGAAGACGAAAGAACTAGACCTTCAGGGGTGTAAGACTCTGCAGCCCACCACTCAGACACAAACTTCTTTGCGTCGTCATTCTTTAGGTAGTCACAAGGGTCTTTGTGTTTAGTCAAGTTAACAATCTTAGCTTTACCTGGACTAAACAAATCCACAACAGCTTTTGCAGCGTCTCTGCCTACCTTGTCGTTGTCAAAG